TTTGGCGAGACAAATACCAATCAGACTTGGTCCAGAGAAATCCCGACTTTCACTGATGCGAGGCTTCTCAAAGCCATCTATTTTACCGAGGATTGGGTTTATATCCTCGTGGATAAAATCGCGATGATGCTCGCTCCCATTCCGCTCAAAGTGTTCAAAGAAACAAAGCTCAATGGGGACGTTGTTTCAGAGCCAGCAGAGAATCATCCCGTTCAATATATTTTGGACAATCCAAACAAGCACCAAACAAACTACGATCTGCAGTATACATCGATCACAGATTACTGTGTGACTGGGAATATCATCCTTTACAATGCAATCATAAATCGCACGCTGATTCATATCCCAAGCGAAATTATCAACATGGATATTGATGGAAATGGCCTTCTGAGAAGCTATTCCATCCTGGGTTTTGATCGGCAAACGATGCCTTTGGGCCAGCTTAAATCTAGGATCGATCCTTCGAATATCATCCACATCAAGAGGCCCAATCCATCCTCGATTCACTGGGGAATGAGTCCACTTGTTCCGGGTCAGGCCCCAGTGCTTTTCAATCGCTACAGCTCCGAGTATCTGAATAACTTTTACCGGAAGGGAGCGCAGCCAGGAATGGTGATCACGACCCCGGAAGGTGTTACCCAAAAGCAGCGCGAGGATCTGCAGAACTCCCTGGAAAAGCAAAACATGGGAAGGCAGAACCAAAGGCGCTTTCTGGTACTCCCGAATGGCTCAAAGGGCGATGCCTTCGCGCATACGATCGCAGACCAGCAGCTCTTGGAGCATATAAGGAATAACCGCGAGACGGTCATAAACCTTTTCGGGGTTCCCAAGGAAGTCTTGAGCATCCAAGATTCAGCAGGTGGACTTGGATCTGATCAGTATAAGTCAGCCATCAAGAGTTTCTGGAACGGTACTCTGATGAGTATCGGCAATATGTTCGCCGATGCCCTAACGAAAGCCTATAAGCCATATCTTGGCGAAGAATATAAAATCCGCAAAGATTATTCCGGGGTTCCTGAACTTCAGGAGAACCTGCGCGAGAAGAGTGATCTGGCAACGGCCATGCTTTCGACCATGACCCTAAATGAGGTTCGAAAGCAGGTATGGAAGCTCGATCCAATCGCTGGCGGCGATCTTCCTCCCCAAGTAGCCAGACCCCAGCAGAGCTTCGGTGCGTTCGGTGGTGGCTTTCCCCAGCAGTCTGCAACTCAAGCCAATATGACTGGTGCACCGGTCCCGATTGAATCTGTCGAGCAAGGTCCCAAGGACGAAGCAGCACCTACTGAAGAAGGAACTGACAAAACTGACAGTCCGATGGAGCTTGATTATAAAAGCGAGAACCTTCGGAACTTTGGGCGCTTCACTCGTGAAGAAGGCAAGTCTTGGTGGACAGATAGAGAAGGGCGGGCGCTCGAAGGATCCCAAAAGAAAGAGGAACCCATCAGGGAGCTATTCCTTGATCTTATCCTTGACCAAGTCAGTGTTGCTTCCTCGATTGCCAAGGATGAACTGATTCAGAAAACTGTCGAGATGCCGAGCGAAGAAGAGCTAAAGAAGCGAATCAAAAAAGGCTTTGCGGCCCAGAGAAAAGACTGGACTAAAAACTATACCAATATCCTGCAGGATCAAGTCGAACTTGGTTACGACTCAGTTCTATCGATGCCTTTTGGGAAGCCTGACCAGGATGCAATCGAGGGAAGCCGGGATGAAAACTTCCGCAAAAGACGTGCCGCTTTATTCAAGAGAGCTGAGGATTCATACAACTATCTTTCAGACACAACCATAAATAAAGTTTTGGATACCATCACACGAGGGATTGCTGATAATAAAAATCTCAAAGAAATCGGAAACGATATCAAAGAGATTGCAAAAGTTTCGCTCGCTCGTGCTGATACCATAGCGAGGACTGAGGTCCTCACTGCTCAATCTTTGGGACAAGCAGCAGCCATGGCTGATGCCAGCAAAGTCATCCCCGACCTTTACAAGGTCTGGGTCAATGCTGGGGATGAGAGAGTCAGAGGAAACCCTGGCGGGATTTATCCAGATAGCAAGGGCGATCACTGGAATATTGCTGGCGAAGCGATCCCATATGATAAAGCTTTTGGCAACGGTCTGCAGTATCCCCGCGAGGGTGGTGGACCTCCTCACGAAGTCATCAACTGCAGATGCACGCTGTTGGCAGTGTCTGAAAAAGATCTGAAACGACTTGGAATAAGGAAGGCTTAACCATGAATATCGCTGCAAAGATTGAGTCAGACTTCTGGGCCAAACAGTTTTTCCTTCGCCATAAAAAACTCAAGGACAATAGCCTCTACATTGAAGGCTATGCGAACATGGCAACTATGGACCGTGATGAGGAAATAATTCCCGCGCAGGCCTGGGATCTCAAGAGCTTCAACAAAGCCGGGGTCATCCTGTTCAACCATGACCAGAATAAGCCTATCGGAAAGCCGGTCAAAGTCGAAGTGAAAAACGATGGCCTCTATATCAAGGCCCGTATCAGCTCGAGCGATGATCCAGAGATTGCCAAGATTCGGGACCTTATCGAAGACGGTGTCCTGAACTGTTTCTCAGTTGGATTCCGCGCAAAAGATCACAACAGGCTTTCCGGGGGAGCTTTGGAAATTACCAAGGCAGAACTGTTTGAAGTCTCCGTTGTATCTGTTCCAGCCAATGCCGATAGCGTCTTTAAGCTATCGACAAAATACCTGCAAGACGTGACATGCAATCCCATCGTGGAGGAATATCTGGAAATGAAACATGCAAACAAGGTTTTGGCATTCCGGGAAGAGCTGAAGAAGAAAAAGATTTCTATCAAGAAGGCTGAACAAAAGCTGATGGAAGTCACAAAAATGCCGGAAGAAATGGTCCAGAGCCTTATGGCTGGGGACCTGGATTTTTCTGATGAGATGACGGACGTTGTTAAAAAAGTGTTTGGCATCGATATCAAGGAAATGAAAGAAGATCTTGAAGAGAACGACACCGAGGCGGAAGTTGAAGACGAACCGGCCCAGGATCCATATGAAAATGTGGATGAACCAATGAAGGTCGAGATAGTTTGGTCTGATGAAGATATCGCAGCATGGAAAGATCGGTTTGCAAAAGAGCCAGCTGAGTCAGTTGCTGGCGGGGAAAATAATCCACCGGCCTGGGTCGCTGATGAGCAGCTCTGGGAAAAAGCCAAGAGAGCTAGCGAGGCAGCAATAGGATCGATTGACTATGCCTTTGTAGTTTGGTGGTATCTTGATCAGGGTGGGACTCGCAAATCGTTAGAGGTTAGCGAAGAAGAGAAGAAAGCTAAACCTATAACGGTTAAGCAAGCGATGGAACCTGCTCCGACTGCTCCTGGTTCGACTGTTCCAGTTGCGCCTATGAGTCAGCAGGAAACAGAGCAGAATCCCTACCTTGAGCAAAGCAAGCAGACGAATGTTCTTCTTGGCTTAGCGATCAATTTGTTGCAAACTATGAGCAGTCAACTAGAAGCGATGAACGCGGCTCATCAGATGAAACCAGCTGAGGGCATTACCACTGCTCCAGCTCCGATGGCCCAAAGTCCGCTTCCTATGACTGAGACTGCCAAAAATATTAGAGCAGTTTCGGATTACATCACTAAACTGGACCTGCGTCTCAAGGCGCTTGACCTTTAAAAAAACAGGAGTCTGCACAATGGATAAAGAACTGGAAGCGATCCTAGCTAGAGCGAAAGCGCTGGAAGACCGAGTGGGCGAAATGGAAACAAAGTCCGCGAAAGAAAAAGAAACCATTTCGACTCTGCTGAGCGGCGGCATCCAAAACATGCCACGTTCTAACGGTGGCTCTGATGAAGCTCGCGCTATGATGATGTTTGGCGTCAAACATCCTGCAGAGCTTGTGCATGTGAATACTTCTGACCCACGCTTCAAGAAGGTTCCACCTGAATTGAAGTTTTTGGTTCGTGAACTTAAGAGAGCCGTCGACGTGAGCCGCTGGACTGCTCAGATGTTCCACGGCGCTCCGCAAGACAAGATCGGGACCGCTTCCGACCAGGACCGCGTGGGCAATGTCAAAGGTCTGCTTGATACCTATTACGGCAAGACAGAACTGGCACCGCGCCTAAAAGCATTTGGGTCAACTGTAACAGGTGGCGGCGATGAGTGGGTTCCCACACTAATGTCTTCGAGCTATGTCGAAGAGTTCGAGCTGGATCGCGTGGTCGAAGACAAATTCCGCGAAATCCCTCTGGGATCTGCACCTTACGATTTGCCTATCCAAACTAGCGTGACCAAGGCCCGTAAGATCGCTGAAAATACAGCCATCACTGGTGCCAATTTTACGACTGGCAAGATTACGTTCTCGCCAACAAAGCTAGGCGAATATTACGTACTGCCAGAAGAGCTTAACGAAGATTCGGCACCAGCGATTTTTGACATTGCACGCTCTGAAGTTGTGCAAGCTCAGGCTCGCGCCGTGGAAGCTGCCATCCTTAATGGTGACTCTGATGGAACCCATATCGACTCTGACACTCAGGCTTTGGGCGCTGATGTTGCTGAGAAGATCTGGAATGGCCTACGTCGCGCTGGTATCGCCAACACCGCGAACGGTGGAACTACCGACTTCACCAACGCTGCCATCACCGAAGCGAACCTTCGCGTCATGCGCCAGCGCATGGGCAAGTTCGGCGTCAACCCTGGCCAGCTCATGTGGATCGTCTCCGCTGTCGGCCTGCAGCAGATGATGGCCTTGCCTTCTGTGATCACTATCGACAAATACGGCCAGTTCGCAACTGTCGTAACTGGCGAAATCGGTCGTTATCAGGGCATCCCGATCATCACATCGGAATATATGCGCTCTGATCTCAACGCTACTGGCGTTTACGATGGCACGACTGTAAACCGCACGGCTTTGCTCTTGGTCAACACAACCCGCTATTATGTCGGTATGCGTCGACCAATCCGCGTCCGCGTGATGGAAGATCTGCCTAACCAAGATCGTTGGTTAATGGCTTCGTATCAGCGTAAGGACTTCCAAGGACACGCTCAAAGCGCTACCGAAGTCTCTGTGTCTTACGGTTACAACGTCGCTGTGTAATAGAATTTCCTCCAATGTTGCAATGCGGGGCGGTTTTTCGAAACTTCCCCGCAACTAACTTTTAGAGCATCAAATGGCCGAGGAAATTCTACGGCTGGGCCTATACGAGTCGAAAGCGATCTTGCCCTTGATTTCAAGGGGTCCTGGAACATTTACGCAAAAGATGTTCACCGAAGGAAACTCGATTCTTTCGACTGTATTTGTCCAAAGCCTTGATGTTGGCGCTTCTGTTTCGGTCAAGTATTACGATTTCACGACTGGCGGCGATGTTGGAGAGTCTTACCTTCTGCAATCGCACGAGACGATTGTCAGCAGCCTGACTGATGATCGCCAGCTTGTCACGAAGATGCACAATAAGCCCTATGTGGTGGCTACGGTAACGGGTGGAAACGCTATATTCGGCGTTTATGTTACGGTGGTGGTCTCACAGGCTTCTGATATTGATTCGGCTCTGAAAAAAGAAAACCAATCGGTTGACCTTGTCACAGACAAGGGAATGCCGATTATGGTTTACGATACTACAACTGGCGTCTGGCGATTTGCTCGCGGTGAAGCGGGGATTCAAGATGTTCGAGTTGTTGGCAACGTATCGATAGGCGATCCAGGGACACCTGTTTTTGTGGATTCAGCCGGAGTTACAACGCCGGGTAGTCAGCAGACGCTTGCGAGCTATACGGTTCCGGCCACCAAGATTCTAAGCCTTTTGTCTGCTCAGGTCATCTGCAGGCAAGAGTCAACTTTCGAAGTTTTAGCCGATTCCGTAGTCATTGGATCGGGGAGAACTGGCCCAGCTTCGCCAAATGTTAATTTTAGCTACCGTGTCGCTCGCCAGCTGGTAGCTGGTACACTGGTAGAGGTAAAAGCAACGGCCCGTAGTGGGTCGGGATCTGCTGACATTGAGTGCTATATTCAGGGCACTCTTTCAATTTAAGGCGAGGTGACTCATGGCTGACATTCGCGAAAGTTTTGCTACGTTGGAAGACGCCAGTACCAGTGCAGGTAAAGCCCTTGCTGCACGCGTCGAAGGTGATGCTGCGGCGGCCCAGAATGGTGCAATCGGTTTTAGCTTTAAGGACTCAACCGGGAACGTGATTTTACCAGCTCTTGACGCGACTGGTAATATTCAAACCGTTATTGATCACAAAGACCTCGAAGGTGATGCCTCTGCCGGCAAAGAAGGTCTCGTTGCTTTCACTTACAAGGACTCCACTGGGGACCTTGTTTTGCCGACCTTGGATGCCGCTGGCAACGTTAAAGTTGTCATCGACCATAAGGATTTGGAAGGCGATGCTGCAGCCGGTAAAGAGGGTCTTGTAGCCTTTGCCTTCAAAGACAGTTCGGGTAATCTGGCACTTCCTCAGCTTACCCCGGCAGGCTCTCTAGCGGTTACAGCAACAGCAATTTCTACCAAGAAAAAGAGCACAGCCGGAGAGCTGACAGCTGGTTCTGCAACTTTGGCAAACGTGACAGGAGCATCCATAAGCTTGACTGCAACCAAGGTTTATTACGGCATCAGCGCAGTGGTATGCTCGCGGCGTGATTCTCTTTTTCAACTTGTTCAAGTTGATGATGCAACTTCAACTGTTTTGGCTGAGGCAATCGTTGGAGCTGGTCAGTACACATTCGAAATGCTCTGGCCTGATATGCAAATCACAGCAGGAGCGACTGGAACCCAGACGCTAAAGATTATGGCCAAGAACTTCGAAGCTCTCTCTTCTTTGAGAGCAACATTGACTGTTAACGAAATCATCTAAGTTTGAACATGGCGGGGGAAACCCCGCTCTTTGAGGTTTTATGGTTGATCTACCTCCACAACAAGAGATAGTGGATTCCAAGGGAAGCTCTATCCCATATGTTGGAACTGTCGGTATAACTGCAATCAGTCTTCCATCAAGTGCTGGTTCCAGAATAAACTCCATGTTCATTCGGTGCCCAAATCAAACACCAACAACCAGACGTTTGAGCTACTCCATAGATTCAGGGGTGACAT